GAAGTAATAACTGAATTAAATAAACCAACTGAATCTCAACCAAAACCACAAAATAAAATCATTGAGAAAAAGCAATATACAGATAATTCTATACTGAATGATGTATTAAATGAAACAGCTCAAGATGGTGAGTGGAAAACAATGGGTGGTGGACAATATACTTCAGATAAAATGAATGAATTAGTTGGTAGTCGATATGGTGATATGATGAATCAACAACCACAACAAGTTCCATCAAGTGACCCAATGAGTCAATTCTTAAATAAAGATTATAGTGAAGTATTGAAAAAAAGTGAAGAAAAATCTAAAATGAAAAATAGAAGATAATAATGGGATTAAAACAAGATTTAATTGATGCTAAAGAAAAAGCTGCAAAAGATACTGGAGTAACAACACCAATTGATACTTCCAATGGTTCTTTCATTGAAAGAGAAGCTGAATATACTAAAGAAGCAATTGTCAGATTTTTAACAGAAGCTGAATTTAGAATTACTAAATTAAACGCACCAATTGTTCTTGAAGACTTAAAATCAGTTGAACAACCTGTAAATATAGAATTAGAAACTTTATTAGGTGAGTATCAACCTATATTAAAAACTTTAAAAAAAATAGGAGACCCACTTGGTTTAGGTTCACTAATAGATTCATTAGAAGGTGAAATAGAAAAAGCTGTAAAACCTTTATTGAAAGGTGGTGCTATATTACCAGCATTAAATATAAAAAAAGATGATGGTGGGTTGGAATCTACTGGATATGTATTTATTGGTAATGAACCCGATTCAAAAGACGATTTTGATGTAGAGGATGAGAGTGGTCAAAGGGAATTTACAACTGTAAAATTAATCAGAGATGATATTGAGGACTTATTATAATGGCTATTAAAGATATATCAAGAAAACCTTTTATTGAAGATAACGATACTAATATAAAAATTGGTATTGATTTACCCATTCGTAGAGGGGATGATTTAGATGGATTCTTTGCCACAACATCAACAACCATTGAAGCTGTAAAAAACAATATAAGAAATTTATTACAAACCGAAGAAGGTGAAAGATTTTTTCAACCTAATTTAGGAATCGGATTAAGAAAACTTTTATTTGATAATATTACGGATGAAAATCTTTTAGGTATTCAGGATACTATATTAGATAAGTTAGAGTTTTGGTTACCTTTTGTTGAGGTAAAAGATATACAAGTTCAAAGTTCTGATAATAATACTGATATTGGAGTAAATGAAATTAGAATAAAAATATTATTTAACATTAAACAAGACCCAAACACTTTAGATTCTATATCTATAGATTTTAGTAGTGATATACCAGAGGGAGATAGATAATGCCAACATATGGTAAAAACAATTTTAAAGAATCAAATGTAAATTATTTAAATAAAGATTTTGGAGCATTAAAAACATCTTTGATGAATTATGCTAAATCTTATTTTCCAGATACCTATCGTGATTTCAATGAAACATCACCTGGTATGATGTTATTGGAAATGAATGCGTATGTGGGTGATGTATTATCATTTTACATTGACCAACAATATAAAGAAATGTTATTACCATTAGCTGAAGAAAGAAGAAATATAATCACAATGGCTAAGATGTTTGGTTATAGAGTTAAACCAATCGTTCCTTCTTATGTTGATTTAACTTTTACTTCCAATGTAAATGTTTCAACTGGTGATGTATCAAAAGTTGATTACAATCATGCTGGTATGTTTGATGCTGGTATTGAAGTAAGTTCTGATACAGACTCTGATATTATTTTCTCAACATTAGAACCGATTGATTTTAGAATCACTGGTTCAAATGATACTGAAACAATTGGAACTACAGAAGCTAGTGGTTTGGCTTCAACATATACATTATCAAGAACTGTAAAAGCTGTAAGTGCTACTGAAAAAACAATTACATTTCAAGTTGGAATACCTGAAAAATTTAAAACAATTACTATACCTGATACAAATGTAGTTGATATTATTTCATGTGTTGATTCAAATAATAATAATTGGTATGAGGTTGATTTTCTTGCACAAGATAAAGTTCCAATTGAAACACATTATACTGATGATGAAAATAGAGATTCAGCATATGATGATAACACTGGTTTATCTGTTTCAGAGGCTGTTCCTTTTTCATTAACATATATCAAAACATCAAAAAGATTTACTCGTGAAACAAATCAAGATAATACAACATCATTGGTGTTTGGGAATGGAGTTTTAAAAAATGGAGATATAATAGATGGTGATTATATTGATATGGAACAAGTTGGAATTATAATACCTGGTCAAACAAATGATTTAAATGAATCCATTAATCCACTGTTGGGAGATGAGTATTCAACATTAGGTGAAACACCAAATAATATAACTCTTACAATAACTTATAGAGTTGGTGGTGGTATCACTTCAAATGTTCCAAGTGGTAATATAACAACTTTCAAATCTACAATTACACCAGCTCTTGGTTCTTCTACATTGACAAGTGTTATAAATGAAAAACCAGCTCATGGTGGAAAAAACCAAGAGGATACAATTGAAATAAAAGAAAGGGCTAAAGCATTTTTCTCAACACAAAATAGATGTGTTACCAAAGAAGATTACGAAGCTAGAGTATTAAACATACCTGCTAAGTTTGGAAATATTGCAAAAGCGTATGTTGCTAGACCTGTTGAAGATGATGTTTCACCAGCTGGTCAGGCTGAATTTGAAGTTGCATTAGTAAATCAAAACATCGTAACGCAGGGTATAGAAGATACTGTAGACCAATTTAGAAATATTCTTGATACTCAAAATCTACTGGAGGTGCCTGAAGGAGGTTGGGATAGTATGGAAGAGGGTATGGGTGATGATGACCCTCGTGCTGTATATAACACGAACTCGTATTAT